AATTTCATCATCTGTTAAATCTGATGTGTCAATTCTAAAATAAGAAATTAATTCATCCTCAGATAATTTATTTTGTTTATTAGATGTAATATTTTTTTCATACTGATATTTATTTTGAATATTACTTTTCCCAAGTAACCAGTCCATGTCAATATTAAAAAAATCGGCTATATTCTCAAGAGTTTCAAAACTAGGTTCCCGAGCTCCACGTTCATACATTCCAATTGTTGAAACTGCTAAATTTAATTTTTTTGCAATTTGTTCTTGTGTCATATTTTTTTGAAGTCGTATTTCTCTTAATCGTTCTCCAAAATTAGATTTTTTCATTGTTTTCACCTCAATCTGATTATATCACATAACGTGAAAAAGTCAACAATAAAATCACGTTTAGTGATAAAATAATTTTTTATTAATTTAATTTTTATTGACTTTAACACAAAACGTGTTATAATATTAACACAAAAAGTGAGGTGAGAATATGACATTAAGAGAAAAATTAATTCATCTTAGAGGTGATAAAACTCAAAAAGAAGTTTCAGAAGCTATCGGAATAAGTACTTCCACATTAGGAATGTACGAAACGGGGGAGAGAATACCTCGTGATGAAATAAAAAAGAAAATAGCAAAATATTACAATGTATCAATTGAATATCTTTTTTTTGAATAGGAATAACACATTTTGTGTCAAAACGAAAAGAGGAGGAAATCTAAATGTACGAACTGATTAAAGTACAGACGAATGAAAATAATGAACAGGTAGTGAGTGGAAGAGACTTACATGAATTTTTGGAAGTGGGAACTAGATACAACGACTGGATAAATAAAAGAATTAAAGAATACGGATTTGTTGAAAACATTGACTTTGTTTTGGTTACTCAAAAAAAAGTAACCAATAATCCAAAAAATCCATATACAGAAATTACAGATCATCTTATGAAACTGTCAATGGCAAAAGAACTAGCTATGATCGAGAACAGTGAAAAAGGAAAAGTGATAAGAAAATATTTCATAAAATGCGAAGAAGCTTGGAATAGTCCAGAAATGATATTGAGTCGTGCTAATCAATTAAGTGCAAGAATGATTGAAAACTATACTCAAAAAATATCAACTTTGGAATTTACTATACAACAACAAGCACCAAAAGTACTTTTTGCAGATGCTGTAGCAACATCAGATACAAGTATTTTGATTGGAGACTTAGCAAAATTAATTAAACAGAACGGAGTAGACACAGGACAGAAAAGATTGTTTGGGTATTTAAGAGAAAGTGGCTATTTAATGAAACAAGGGTCTAGCACAAATATGCCAACACAAAAAGCTATGAATTTAGGGCTGTTTGAAGTAAAAGAGAGAACTATAAATAATCCCGATGGTTCAGTAAGAATAACTAGAACTACTAAAGTTACTGGAAAAGGTCAACAATATTTTATCAACTTATTTTTGGGAAATAAAGAATAAAAGAAAAGAGGTGAGAATATATGGAAAGTTTAAGATATAAGAATTATTATACTCGAAAAAATAAGAATAAAAGGAAACTGTTAAAAGAAAGAAGTAATAATATTCCAACTTCAAAAGATAGATTTGAAAAATTAAAAAAAATAAGTGGAGAACTTAAAAAAGTAGTAGTAAAAAAATACCCAGAACTAAATAAAAATGATATACATTTTTTAACTCAGTTACTGGGTATGGAATTAGAGTTCTTATTTGTTGAACTTAGAAGTTATAATTGCGGATACAATATTTACAGCAACATTTTTTAAAGAATCTAAAGAAGCAACACCTAGATTTTTAGCTGTAGATTTGGTCTGATTCCAGATATTATCATTCCTAATATCAGCTAAAAAAGAATGTCCAGCAGGGTTTAAATCTAGGATTACAGTATCCCTTAAATCTTCTGAGGTTAAAATAAAATCCATCATTTCGCATTGATTAATATGATAGAAGATTTCAACTGAAGAAAAAGATTTTAAAAACTCTAAATCTTCAAAAAAAGTTTCTTGTATTTTTGAACGATTAGGCATAACAAAAGGACCTTTTTCTGTTTGAAGAAGAATATTTCTGATACAGTCAGGATTTAAACGCATAATAAAATACCTCCTTTCGTATAAGATGTATGGCAACATTATTATACCTCGAAAGGAAGTAAATAAAAAAAATTAAATAATACGTATATTAATATAGGAAGGAGTGATAAAAATGAACGCGAACGTGCCACTAGAAATTGTGGCTGAAAAGATAGGCGAATGTGTGGATTTTGTAAGAATAAATCTACAACAAGGGACATTGTTAGTGGATGGTATACCGATTGGGTATGCCTACAAGAAAAAAGAAGAGAATAAAAATTATAGTTATGTAGTAGATCCGATAAGATTTGCAAAATATCTGGAACAGTTAAAAAAAGCAAATGAAATTATTTATGGCACAGTATAAAAATGAAAATGAAAATGAAACTAAAACTAAAAATAAAGGAGGAAATGAAATGACAACTAGATTCAAAAAAATATCACTATGGTATTCAATATTTATACTTACATTAGTTTTAAATCAATCTAATGCTGCAAGAAAAGACAATGTAGTTATAACTGTTATTTATGGGTTATGGATATTATTAGTGGTCATAACATGGATATATTTTAAGGAAGGAGACTGGGAATGATAAAAAAAGCACTAATAGATAAAATAATAAACGATCAGCAGGAAACGATGTATCAAGTCTATTATATACAGAGTGATGGTTCACATGACTTTTTACCCGAAGTTAGATTTACAAAAAAGATGGCAAAAGAACATTTTGAAACTTTTGATAATATCGAAGACGCTATTAACATGATATTGAAATATGGGTATGTATTAGCTGAATTCAATGACTGTACGGGAGAATGAAAGGAGGTGGGAATGATGCCCGAAATTGAAGGAATTTATTATGAAACAATTGAAGATTACTATATGATCCTGGACGAACTTTATAAAGATGGAAAGGAAGGTGATTAATAATGAAAGCAGAAACAAGACTTTTAAAAAATGTACCAGTAGGTATCAACGGGAAACTGCATTATGCAGATATAAAAATATATCATGATTTGCCTGAAGCTGGATTAGAATTACTTAGAAAATTTAAAGAACTCCCATTAAAATATCAGAAAAAAGCGTTGAGATATATTAATAAGAATTACGGTTTAAAAAAGAAAAAAGCCGATACTGGCAATATCGACTTCAAAAACTAACAAAACTAATATTAACAATAGAAGTATAGCACTTAGAAAGGAAAAATGCAATATGGTAACTGGTAATTTAAAAATAAATGCAAAATCAAATGCAAAGATAAATAATATGCCTGCCGAACGGGAAAAAGCTATAGAGAACAGAATAAAAAATTATCTCAAAAAAAATAATATATATTATTTTAAAGTGCATGGAAATGGATTTCAGAAAGTAGGAATACCCGATATAGTAGCATGCATAAATGGGAAATTTACAGGAATTGAAGTAAAGCGACCAGGTGGGAAACCTTCCCCTTTGCAAATAGCAAATATAGAGCAGATAAGAAATAACGGAGGAAGTGCAGAAATAGTATATTCATTTGAAGAAGCTAAACAGTTTATTGATTCAGTGTTAGGGAAAAGGAACAGTGTTAGGGAAAGGACAAAATAAATGATAGATAACAGAATGCTATATGACTATCAAAAAGAAGTACTGGAATCAAGCAGTAAAAACCATCTATATCCACTTGATACTGGAACTGGAAAAACACTGATAGGACTGCACCATTATCTAAAATATGCAGAAGGAAAGAAGCTGTTAATTGTGGCTCCGGCAGCGAAAGTAAAAGAAAAAGGCTGGGAAAGGGAAATAACAAAAATAACTGATTATTATAATATCAGTCCAATAATACATCAGATAATATCTTATGAAAGCCTTCATAAAGTAGATATTTCAGATTTATCAGATACTTACATCATATTTGATGAATGCCATTATGCCAAAAACTACAAGGCAAAGCGTTCTAAACTGGCATTAAAAATATCAAGATTAGCATATGGATTTGTACTACTATCAGCAACCCCGGCAAGTAATGGATGGATTGATACTGTCAACTACTTTGTAATGATGGGATTATATCCAAATTCAACAAGAATGCTGAGAGAAAATGCAATCTATGAAGAACAGTATTTTGGAATAACTAAAGTAAGAAAAATATCAGGTTGGAAAAATGAAAGGCTTCTGAAGGCACTTTTCAACAGGATATCATCAAGGGCACTGAAAAAAGAAGAATGCCTTGAATTACCTGGAATAACATTTGAATGGGTGCATTTTAAAGAAAGCAAGGCATATAGAACAATTAAAAAGGACAGAATATATGAAAATGAATTATATGACACAATGTCCAAACTGATAGCAGGATTAAGATTAAATACTAACATGCAGGACAAGCTGAACTATCTAAAAATGCTCAAGGAATCTACCGAAGACAATATCCTTGTATTCTATAATTTTGAAAAGGAATATGAAGAAATATCAAAAATACTGAAAGTAGATTATGTTGTAAAAGGTGGAAAATATCACATTCCTGAACATTCTGAGTTCAAAAAAATAAAAAATACAGTAACACTAGTACAGATACAGGCGGGAGCCGCAGGAATTGAACTCCAGTACTGCAATACAGTAATATTCTTTACCCCAACATGGAGCTATCAGAACTATGAACAGGCACTAGGAAGAGCATATAGAAATGGACAGGAGAACAAAGTAACAGTATACAGGTTCAGGACTGACAGAACAATAGAAGAAGATGTATACGAAGCATTGGAACAGAAAAAGGATTTTACAGAGCAATTATTTTTAAGAACACTAGGTGATATCCATCAAACTGGTTAAAAATTGATAAATCAAAAACTAATAAAACTAACAAAACTAATAAAACAGGAGGAAAATAATGTTACAAGAAGCAATAGTAAATATACTTATAAATAAAATGAAAGCTCAATATGATTTGGATCACTATGTTATAGCTGAAAAACATATCAAAAAGGACAGTATAAAAATAAAATTTGTACTGGGAACTGTAAGTAATACAGTAGAACGTAAGAAAGTATCAAACGGAAATGTAGCTTATTACAACATACTAGATAAGAGCTACAGAGAACAGGTTACAGAAAACAGTTTTGTACAGAAGTATCAGGACAGAGAAAATTTTAATGATATGAGCGACTGGACAGAAGAACAGATTAAGACATTATGTGAGGATATAGCTGAAGAAATAATAATGGAAAATACAAATAAGGAAAATAAAGGCAATCAATATTATGGAAATTCTAATAATACAATGAGGGATGCAGAAATTGTTGAAGATGAAGAAGATGAAAAAGATGAAGAGTCTTCCTATACTTCTAAGGCAATAGAATATAATAATGGCAAAGAACAGGAAAGAAAACAGGAGGAAGGAAATGAATAATATAGAAAATAACTACAATACTGATGACAAAAATGTAACTGAAAACAGGGAAAAATATGTAGGAGGAAGTGACCTCCCAGCATTACTTAATATAAGTGACTACAAGACACAATTTGAACTGGCAAAAGAAAAAGCCGGGATAACTAAAATAGAAAGTATCGGAAGTGAATATACCAAATACGGGCATTTAATGGAACCTCAAATAAGAGAATATATAAACAATAAATTTGGATATAACTTTGCCCCAGCTACCAATATTGATAATAAGTTA